GTCGTGGGAAGTATTCTCGTCGGACGAATTTTCAGACTCGAGTGAAGAAAGTGCTGATGAAAGTAGCGGAGACGAAGTACATCGACGGAGGAGAAAATCAAGTCACTCTCTATCATAACGTGGGTGCAAGTTCAACTCTCCCGATTATTCCATTTACTCCCCGAAGTGTTCCGAATATCTTCAATATCTGGGGTACAGCTATTTATCCTGGTACTGGACGTGATCAACGTATTGGTGATAAGATTACCCCGCGTGGCATGGCATTGTACATGAATTTCGAGAATTCCAGGGATCGGCCTAACACGAAATATCGCGTTATTATCGCTCAGCTCCCGAAGGAATATGGTGGAACTATTACTGGGCCGGTGTTTGATCCGTTTCAGAATACTGGTACTGGAAACAGGCTCTTACTGGCTGCTGACAAGGATAAGGGTGTCAAGTTCTTGTACGACAAGATCATCTCGTTGAATACTCAAGCTATTGGTCAGGGATATCCTGAAATGAGTGCTTCTACAACTAAGTGCGGGACTAAGTACATGAAGCTCTGGATCAAGCGCAAGAAAGCTAGTGACATCGTGTACAATCAGAATTTGCAGCAAATCGTGAATAAGCCTATCGCTCTCTATGTCATCCCGTATGAACAGTTTTCTACCTATGAGACTGATATCGTTGGCAAGCTCGATTATCGCGTTCGACTTTATTGGAAAGACGTTTAATTTTTCACAATGGTTTGGGTGACGCGCCGCGTAAATTCGCGTGCGTCGGTGAATCCAGACTCGTTGGCGAAGACGTCGAGGGGGTGGATGCTCGTGATGTAGATGCGCTTGGGGCGCCATCCGATGTAGCCTCCCTTGACAGGAACTTGAATAAAATATCGATCAATTTCTTTGAGCATTCGAGTAGGTTTGATATTGTCCGTGCGTACATTGTCGTAGAGTACCGCATCTTCTCCTGAGTATCCGTCCTTCCATTTATACATGTCGTCCTCAGGGCAATCGTAGATAGCAGGTTCGAGGTCACGCACATGGCGTGTCTTTCCGGATCCCGGTGGGCCGTAGATGTAGATCACTTCCGGTGCAAAGTCCTTGTCAGTCTTGCGTTGCTTCTCGCTCAGATGATCGTTGTAAAGTCCCTTCAGTCCATTACGGAAGCAGATGGCTGCAGTAGCATGTTGTTCCATAGTAGTCACTTCAGAAAACCGCTTACCGGTTGTTGCAGCGAGTTTGATATCAGCGGCGATTTCAGCGAGATCCCGCCGCTTCCCGTTCTGCATGGGTTTGGTTCCATGCTCAGTGTAAATGCCGGATTTTGAACAGTATTTCTCGTTCTCATCCAGAGTACCACGGCACTTCTCGAAGTGGTTAGGAGCAAGTAGTTTTTGCCACCAGCTCCAGCGTTGGGCTGTCTTGGAATACGCGAAGGCTTGGTAATGATCCTTTTTCGTCTTCGGGCAGACTTCCTTTCCGTATGCCATGTATTGGAAGTTGTCTGCTAGTTTGGTCATGTCAGTTGTCATGTCGAAAACAGTAAAACAAGTCAACCGGAACGGGGTCCGAGGAATCTTGTCCGAGTCATTGTCGCAGGCTTGGGTTGTAGCAGGCTGGTCCATGGTAATACTAGGCATGGCCCTTGCCTTAAGTACCCGTGAGGTTCGAATTTTTTTTATTTTCAAATATTTGAATTTCGCAACGTTGCACTTTTCAAGTTTGACCAGTAAGCCCCGGTCGCAGAGCCTCCCGGGGCTTTATAACCGGTTGGGCCCGTTGTCCGCGTTTTGGCGGGATTTATCATGAGGTCCGTGCTGTGGCGGATTTGACTCTGGCCTTGCGAGTATATAAGGGCGGCGGGTGTTTGCATGAATGAATGCCCTTCCGGAAGAACTACAAACGCAAGTACCGCTCGTTGAAGAAGAGTCGTCGTGGGAAGTATTCTCGTCGGACGAATTTTCAGACTCGAGTGAAGAAAGTGCTGATGAAAGTAGCGGAGACGAAGTACATCGACGGAGGAGAAAATCAAGTCACTCTCTATCATAACGT